ATCTGTTATGTAGTGCAATAAAACAAAGTCTCTAATATTTTCAGTCATCAATTGAAATTTTTTATTATAAAAGTCAATATCTGCTTGTTCATAATTAATAAGTAAATGCATTAAGAAAAAGGTCTGTTGAATAGACGTACCAATAGAAGATGCTTCTAAAGGTTCTATGAAGCTAGAACTTAATCCAACTGCTACACAATTACCAATCCAGGCTCTGTCTAAAGCTCCAGCATTAAACTTAATATTTTTACCTATTTTAATTTTAAATCCTAAATAATCTTCACATTCTTTTTTTGCTTGTTCAGCATTAATATAATTATTGTTAAAAACATAACCATTCCCCCATCTACCTTGTGTTGGTATTCTCCACATCCATCCAGAAGTCATTGCTTTTGCCAAAGTGAAAGGAGAATATTCATCAGTATCCGGTGTAGGAAAAGCGATTGCCTCGTTCATGGGTAAATACTTTGCATGAGAGTTCCATTTTGCACCAAGTTTAGAAATTAAAACTTTTTTAAATCCTGTGCTATCAATATAAAAATCATAAGAATATTTATTATTTAAACTTTGTATTTGATTATTTTTAATATCTACTTTTGATATTTCATCTTCAATAAGATTGATATTTTTTTCTTTACATTTTGCCAGTAAAAAAGCATTCAATTTAAAAGTGTCAAAATGAAATTGATTAGGGGGCTGTGTTCTATAAACTTTATTTTTAAAATAAGCAGCGCCAATATAATCCGGAGATTTAGTTTTATTAATACACACATGGGCATACCCCCCTAGATACTGACCATATTTAATAAACATGATTGGATTAACATTGTGCATATATTTTTCTTTTGTCCACCCCTCAAACATCACTCCATATTTAAATGTAGCATTTGTTGCCTTAACTAATTCTTCTCTTGTGATCTCACAAAAAGCACAAAATTCCATCCAATGTTCGGTACTCCCTTCGCCTACTCCGATAATTCCAATTTTATCTGAACGAATCACATCAATTTTACATTTTGGAAATCTCGTTTTTAAAATCAACGCAGCAATTAATCCCGACGTTCCTCCGCCGATAACACCTATGCTTTTAATCATGAATTTTTTCCTTTTTTTTTAATTTTACGGCTACTTGTTTTGAGTAAAATGAAACTGCAAGTACGTCATAACTCATACTGAAATTATCACAGAATTCGTTTAGCGCTTTATATTCGTCTTCTTCCCAATACTCGTTCGTTAAAAATTCATCAAAAATCAAAATTGATTTTTTATCGATTACTTTATTTGAATAATTTAAGGCGCACAAAGTTGAGGAATACAAATCGGCATCAAAATTTATTAGTGATGCCAGAGGTCTTTTCTTAGAAAAAAATTTTGGTAGAGTATCTTCAAATTTACCGACAATGAATTCTCCTCCCTTAATTTTAGGTACTGAACCAAAACTAGAAAAAGTGCCTTTAGCTACGTTATGCCAAGACTCTGGAAGCCCAGTGAAGGTGTCAAATCCATAACCTGTTTTAAATGTCTTGATCAAGTGCTTAAATGAAATGCCGGTCCAAACACCAAATTCATAAAAAGGTCTTGATTTATCAGCTAATGCAATAGCTGCGTCGAAAAAATCCCAGCGATCAACAAATATTTTTGGCAGTTGGGGTAACGAAAAAACCCACTTGATAGATCTCGTGAGTGGATGGATCGTTAAGGGATGGGCTAAGGGTTTACACATTAGACTTTATTTTTTCTCTATCTTTTCTAGCCTCTCCTATGATACAGGCACCTTTTTCAATAGGTTCTAACTCTTCTTGTTTCTTTTGTGATTCAGTCAAAGGAATTCTTTGAGCCTCTTCAATACGATCTGAATCTCGATACTTTTCTAATTCCCTGTAGGTTTTTTTAGGAAAGGCTTTTGCTAATTCGTGAATGGTTTTTTTAGTTGTGGGTGAGTCCCCAGGTTTTGTCATATATATATTTTTTTCCTTTTTCATAGAGATGTGTCTTTATACCTTTCTTCGTTGTAAGTGCTACTCCAAAATCCGCAGCGTTGTACACTTTAACAAAAGAATTTTGACTGATAGCTATACTGCCGCCGCTTGCTATAAGTGTAAACTGCGAACAGCCGGTTAAAAAAATTATTATTATACCTATCAATAATGTTTGTTTAAGTAATACCATACATACCTCATAATTAATCCAGCAATTCCCAAACCTATTAAAATCAAAATAATATCTAAGATTCCCATTATAGCCTAGACCTTATAGAAGGTATACTTCACCGTCAGTTCTTCTCCTTCTTTAATATCCTGTAGAGTAAATAAATTCCATTTTTTAAAATCTATATTATATTCAGATTTGGGTAAATCAGAACGGTGATTCCATTCCTGGCGCGTCAACAAGAGTTTAACTTTAACACAATTGGCATCGTTAGAATGATTAAGAAATCCTCCTAGCGGAGTACGAATGATAAGCTGTCCTAATTCTAAATGACACATGCCCAGGTTGGTTCCCTGGCCAATACCTTCCTTAGCAAAAAGACCAATGTCATGAATGTCAGAAAATCCTAATCTTATATTTTTAGGTAAGGGTTTGTACATTAAAAAAAATACTCCGGGTGCACTCGAATCATATAGTTGACGTAAATTAAATAAATGACCATCGCTCCCAGAAAGATAAAGACAATATACTTCATATTTAATTATGAGGACATCTCTGTTGCTTAGTTAATGCTCGTGGACGTTTATAGTCTTTCCACTTACAGTGAATCACATGCAATCCACCTTCTGTCAGGATTCTAAGTTCCCAACCCCAAGGCTTCGCTGATTCCCAGTGCTTAATATAAGTGGGATACTCACTGAAACACGTGGCGTGTTTAATATATTTATTTGTATTTTTGGGCACGCAGCTCTTTTCTTAAATGTTCAATACGATGTTTAAGGCCATCAATAGTGGTGTACATCCAACCACAATCATGAGGCTCAATCTGTTTCTTAAACCAGCTGATAGTTTTTTTTAAAATTTCTATCTCTTTATTTTTTGTCGTTGCCATTCTTAGGAACTTCCTTTTCCTTTTCTATTCTAATTCTCATACTTAATTTTTCGTTTAGTTTTTGAAGATGGACTTGCATTTTTAAAACTTCGGTCAATCTAATATAGAGTTCTGATAATTTGGTCATCTTTTTTTCCTCCTAATTTTTGCGCCACGAAATAAATTGTTCTTTAATCCATTTTAAACACATCTCAAATTTGTCCTCAGGATCAGAGACAACTAATTTATTACGTTCGACACCGTTAACTTTTAAAATCAGCATGTTATCTTTATGCTGCCAGCGAACAGTAAATTCCTCGACTCCGCCGTAATGTAGGGTTTTTAAACGTTCAACATCAGCCGAGTGTAATCCATCACCAGCCTGATGATTATTTACCATTTAGTTTTTTTTTGTACGCTTCAACTGTAATGCCTTCTTTTTTGGCACGAAATTTAATGTAATCATCGACCAATTTAGAGATCATCCCACCGGGTGCTCTAAATTTTTCTTTGCACATTCCTTTCAGTAGCTTGTAGTCGTCGGCTCTAACCGCAACACTCTTCCACTTAGTTATGTCCATTTTTTTCCTTCCTTGTTGTGTTTGATACCGGGCTCATTCCTACCAGTCCGTTTACTTTTTTTAATGCTTCGTTAATCATATTATATTTAATTTTCAACATTTTATATTTATGTCGAAGGGTAATATTTTCTCTTGCTAACTCAGCACTGGTTCTTATTTCCATTGTTCCTCCTTATTTTAGTTTGGTTAGTTGTTCTACTAGAAGATGCACAATTTGTTCCATGTCTCCTAGTTTATCCAGAATTAAATCGCATTTTTTCTGAATTCGGTTGCGTTGTAGTTCCTTAAGATACATGGGATCATCCGGTTTTCCTTGTCCGAATCCTCCACGGCCATAAGGTTTTTTTAAATTGGTAACTATCTCTTTAAGTTTTAAACTATTTTTAATTTTAGATGCTGCTTCTTTAGTTCTTTGTTCTACTTCGCTCATAGAAATAGTGGGATTATCTTGTTGATTAGCAATCTTAGCTGCAAAATCTTCAAGGACATCATCAATATCTTTATGCTCTTTCATTATCCTGTTATAATAGTTTTTAACAAAGTACTTTTACTTTTCAAATTCATGTATTTCTCATTTATATGGGATAAAGCGCAGGAGTGTCAACAAAAAAATGAAGTATATTTTAATGATATGGGTGTGTTCTTTCCTCAATGGACCGAATTGCTCTGCCCCTATGATAAGCCACAAAACCTATGATTCTTGGTATGAATGCTCTCAGGCTGCTTACGCTAAATCCAGGCAAGTTGTAACTAAATTAGGCTATGCGTATGTCAATAAATATGAGATTGCTACAAAATTTACTTGTAAGTTAGACAAACCTCCGATATAGATTTTAGATGTCTTTTTTGGCCTTTATTATGTTCGGGCATATTTGTATTGAGACCCCCGGATCTTTCGATAAATGCTGGAATATTTATCACACCCCACAAATTCGCTATTTAAGCGAACGTACATGCATGAAAGCAGCAAATGACTACCTTCATGGCGCTCAGCTATATTATCGCAAGCAGGACGTCTCTGTGAGCGAACTAGAGCTATATTGTATAGGTACAGATCCATTAGAGCCAGCATGACGCAAGTATTGACATTATATCCCAAGTTGCCTTATTATTGCTTATGAAGTACTATCGTATTAGAATGATAGTACAAGGACAATTGTATATTGAGACAATTGGGGCTAAAGACATAAAGGATGCCTTTAAAATCTTGATTAAAAAGGCAGCTGATGGTCTTGTAAAAGTGAAAGAAGATGTGGGCTTTTATCAGAGAGAAAAAGTCCAAATTACTTACGAGGAGGTAACGGATGGCGCTTCAAGTACTGGTACAGAACAAGTTAGATCTGGAACATCAATGGGCAAAGAAAGCTTTAACATCGCAACGTGACGATATTAAATGGTTAGATTTAAAGATTAAGGATGTTAAAAAACAAATAGACAATGAGTTAAACCAAGAGGAAAAACTTTCGATTGCAACATGAAAAAAATAGTAAAAAAGATTAAAAAAATAATGGCTGAAATAGATAAGATTGAAGCTAAAGAAGAAACGCTTAGAGAAGATCTAAATGAAGCTATTGATGATTTAGAAGATAAGTTAGACGATGAATAAATACTAACGTTTCGTTGGTAATCTTCTTACTCCTTCAGTAAAAAGGTGCATTACCTTATCTGTGTACTTGCGCATTTTTCCTTCAAACATAAATTGATAGTCTTCAATCAAACCTTTTTCATTATGAATTTCAAAACCCCTCACATTAGTTCTAGCTAAAAAATTACCTTCCTCTCTTTTTTGAGCTACATAAGCGAGAGTGCCGTGTCCAAATTGGCGAATCATTTTGAGTCTGTGGTTTCCACTTAATAATAACATTTGAGCATCAAGCACCAATGGAAATAAAAGTCCTTCTTTGTGAATAGAGGTTCGAACAGTTATGTAAAATTCATGATGAGTAGCCTGGGCTACTTTAATATCTTTAAACCACACGAGCTGTAGCCTATGCTTAAATAATTGATATTTAGGGTGGATAACTGTTTTGTTATCCGATGTTTTAGTTATCAGTAAAGACTTGGGTGTTGTTGGCATGTAAAAGTTCGTTTTCTGCAGGGGTGAATGTATTTTTTTTACGAGGCATATTTTTATAGTGGTCCACTATTCTTTGTAGGGTTTCTCTTTTAACAATACTGTAAGGAGCAATAGCTGTAGCAAATTTATTAGCGTCTCTAAACGCACATCGCCAACGCCATTGATCAAAGTTTTGATGAGGATAAGCTTTTTTCATATAGAAGTTACCATATCCTGTGACGTTATGGATCCATTTTACTACTCCTTTATGGGTCATTTGAATTTCAATTCTAATACTCCAGCATCTATACATCTTACCATTAGGAGCTTTTTTATTTTTTCGTTTGCACTCTACCCATCCTTCTCCATCCATTAGACCAGCTAAATATTGGGCATGACCTTCCTTCATTTAATATCTCCCCATGATTCTCCTAAGTTAGTATCAACAATAAACGGAACTTTAAATTCGATACAATTTTCCATTATTTTTTTAATATCTTGGACATCCTTCATACTAAATTTATTAATATTGAAACAGAGCTCATCGTGGAGCTGCAGGATTGGTAAGTAACCTTCTTCATGACAAGCTAGCATTGCTTGTTTAGTTTGGTCTGCAGAAGAGCCTTGTATCAAACGGTTTAAAGCTTTGTAGGTAAAAGCTCTTTTAATATTATCGCGACCATATTTAGCCACTGCGTTTTCGAATGTTTCAGCTGTATAGAGTCCAAAGTCTTTAGGTTCCCACTTATCAAAACGACATTTTCTTCCTTTTTTAGTTCGAATGACTCCTTTTTCATTGGCAGTTTCCATACAACGATCGGATAACATTTTAACAAAAGGCACCTTACGATTATATTTGGATATGAGAAGGTTAGCTTCATCCTTTGATACTCCTAATGAAGTAGCCAGCCGGTTTTTACCCATCCCATACATAAGACCTAACCCTATAGTTTTAGCTTGTGTTCTTTCTATTCCTACTAGATCGGCTACAGTTTGATGAAAATCTGCGCTAGCTTTGTGATAAGCTTCCACTAATTCAGTGCTTCCTTCGTAGCCATTACCAATTGAAGAGGCATAGTGCACCGTCATTCGTGGTTCTTGCTGTGAGTAATCAAAGGATCCCCACCGGTGTCCTTCCTCCGGAATAAATAAAGATCTAATGAGTGGACCCAATTCTTTATTTCGAGCTGGTACCTGTTGTAAGTTAGGATTGGACATACTTAACCTGCCTGAGACAGTCCCACCATGATCCGATCTTAATTGATTTATTTCGGCATGAATCCTTCCCTTCACCTGGTACTTCATGATAGAAGATAAGAAGGTATTATGAAATTTATTTATTTCTCTTGCCTGTACAATCAATTTTGCGATTTTATGTTTACAATTAATCAACCAGTTTTGAGTAAATGACGGTTCATCAGATTTCAGAGTCCTTGGATACTCTATCTTCAGTTTATCGAAAGCTTTGGCGATCTGGCGTGCTGCCCAAATGTCTGTGTTTAATCCTGATTCTTTTTTTATTGCCAACAGTATTTCTTGTTCTTGGCGCTGCATTTCTGTACGTAATTTTTCAGCTAATTCCACTTGTACTCTTACCCCTCGTTGACGCATTGCAATTAATATTGGGAGCAGGTTAGATTCCAATTCCCAAATGGTTGTTAAACTTTGCTTAATAATTTCTTTTTTAAGTTGCTGCCATAAAAGGTACGTGAGTCGTGCATCTTGTTCAGCATAAAAACCAACATACTCTGCTGGCAATTTCCACATCTCTGCTTTAGGATCTACACCATGCTCTTTGGCTGCTATAATCAAATCCGTTTCTGCTTTAATCTCGCCTAAATAATCTTTAGATAAAGTATTCAAAGAATAAGAAAATCTATTTTCATCAACAATCGCTGCTGCGATCATGGTATCAATAATATCTCCATTTACCTTAAAGCCTTCTTGTTCTAACCACCCTACATCGTATTGAGCATTGTGAAAAATTTTAGGACAAGGTAAGGCACAGACATCTTTAATATATTTTTTAACTTGGTCAGGAATCATATTTCCTCCACCAAAATGTTTGAATGGATAATAACCTTGCCAACCTTCAACAGCGACTGCAAAGCCAATGATGTTTCCATTTCCTGTAGCCCAGCCTGCCCCCTGGCCAGAGCTGATACCTTCGTCTCGTGTTTCTAGATCGATGGCAATTTCTCTAGCACCCGATAGATCTTTATATTCCGCGGGGCATGACCAAATATGTTTTTTAAAATTCATAGAAAGCTGTAAGCTCATATAATTTTTAATTCTGCTGTAGTTTCAATCCAAACTCTAGCACCACAGCTTAAAGGTTTGTTAGGTTTATAAATTATTTTACTAGGTCCAAGTATATTAACTTCATGACCGTAGGTATTAGATTTACTAGTCTTGACGGTGATAACAGGTTCGTTAGTTCCATATTTTTTGTTTGCTCTAATCTTATGCATATTTACATGAATTCTTTTAAGTAAATTCATGAGTAATCCCTTTCAATAATCATATCAATATAATGTTTAGCTTTACGTAAATCTTTTTCTCCATCTTTTTTCTTATGTCGGCACACATACTTAATAACATTTCCTTCAGCAAATTCTAAATGATTTTCATTAATAAATTCAGCCGGTTGGATCTTCATGCCTTTGTAATGTTTTCCTGCTACCTGTTCCTGTAAACTATCGTAAGTCATTCCTTTAAACATTCCTTTATCGGTCATTTAATTCTCTTCTGAGCCGCTGCTACAATTTTAAAAATATCACGCCATTTGGTTTCGGCCTTAACCTTTTTAATCATGCGACTTAATTTATAATAATAACTTTTTTTATTTTTCCCTGACATAAACTAAATAGTCTTCTCCTAAAGGATAATTATATTTATAATCCGTACTGAGAAGATGAATGGTGTTTCTAGCACGGGTTGCACCTGTATACCAGACTTTTTTTTCGTTAGTTTTTTCTTTCTTAGATTTAGTTTGATAGTTGGAAGGATAATTAGCTTTTCCGTAAAGAACAACATTATGGGCTTCTCCTCCTTTAACTGAATGAATAGTGTCAATAATAATTTTAGGTGTGTTATCTAATTCTTTTTGACCGTAGCGTTTTAATAATCTTATAAAATAATTGATTTGTGCTGGAGTAAAGTTTCTTCTTAAAATTCGCCACCAGGGGTTTTTTTTAACCCGGTCTGCTAAATTTAATCCACATTCTTTTTTTAAAGTATTAAAATCATAGTCTTGGTAGTTAGGTTCACTTGCCCAAAATGAGGGAGCTCTATAGCTGGGGTCTTTTAATTCTCTAATATATTTATACATTTGTTCTGACTGTTTTTTGTTTATCTTTTTTCCTGTAGAAAGTCTAGTCCAGGCTTTAATAGCTTCCCATTGCTTTTCGTCAAAACATTTAATATCCTTATTGTCCGAAAAATAAAGTCCTGAATCTTTTGCCAACATTCTTAATTCATTTACCGTACGATTGATTCTACCCAGAATGTACCAACTACCATCTAATTGATTAAAAGGAATCTCTTTAAAATTTAAATATCTTTTAACATATCCATTTTTATTTCCATGTTCATATTCTTTTTCTTCACTATCTAAAATTCCTCGTCTAATAATTTGAGAAAAGCGATGGACAGCTTCACCAAATCGTTTAGTCTTTCTTAATCGAACTTTTCGACCTGGAAAAAAAGTGGTGAAATATTTTGGATCAGCTCCATTCCATTCATAAATAGCTTGATCATCATCTCCTGCGAGATAAACACGACGAGCGTTTTGAGCAAGTTTATAAATGACTGACCATTGCAAGGGAGTACAATCCTGTGCTTCGTCTATAATTAAAATTTTAAGAGGAGGAAATTTAATTTCTTCGATTGCTCTTCCAATCATATCGTCGAAATCTATTAAAGCTTTTTCTTTACCTACTTTTTTATAGTCTTCATAGATATGTATTTTTTTTAAAAGAATATCCAAGGAATCCTTTTGATAGGATTCTTTTTTATAAACCTCTTGTGGACTTTTCATCATATTTCGAGCTTTACTATAGATTCCCAGTGACCAATCTTTATAAGTAAAGTTATCATCGGCCAGTCGCTTATCGCTGTATTTAATAATTTTACCGTCTAGAGCAAAATCCACCATACAATCTTTAGGGTCAAAGATATCTTCTTCAAAGTATCTTCGACAATATTTATGTAAAGTTTTGAATCTATAAAAATCTTCTGAAGTATATTGAGGAAAAGCATTAAGAGCTCTGCTGGTTGCTGTATTAATAGCTTTGTTGGTAAAAGAAATAAAAGCAATTTCTTGAGGAGAAATTTTATTTTGTAAAGCCTTGTTTAATACTCGACTAATTAAAGTTTCTGTCTTGCCTGTACCCGGTGGTCCAAAAATTTTAATTGTCTTGTGGTAAAGACTCTTTAGATCCTTTAGTTCTAAATTTTCCGCGGTGGAATTCATCATCAAGCTCCGATACTTCTTTTTTAGTAGATTTAGTTGGTTTAATATCTACATAGTTTACAAATTTTGGCATCGTTACAAACCAAATATTTTTTTCTCCTTGGTAATACTCATGTCGTTCGCAGCCAAGATAATGAAGTGCATCCATGGTGTTATTAAAAATTTTAGTTGCATGGCTTTTAATATAGTGTTCTAACGTGGATCTCTTAAAATAACAAATTTGAGTCTTGCTATCTAAGACGACGTAGCCATCTTTGAGTTTAGCAAAATCGTCTTCCTCTAAAGTTTTCTCGAAAAAAGATTTAAGGACGTTATATTTTTCTTCATCTACTGTATCAATAAATTTCATTTTTTCATTTTCAATAGCGCGGGCTGTTAATTCTTTTAATAATAATTCAAAAGGGGCTGGACCTGTACGCGCTCTAGGAAGAGACAACCAAAAAATACCATATCTTAAAAATCTAACCCTCCAAGATTTTTCATCTTTCATATCTTCAGGTTGGACCGTGAT